TAATCCTTCGTTTTTTAATATTCTTCTAAGCGTTACTAAAATTACATCTTTATCTATTAAGCCAAAGAAATAATTTGCACATCTTGATTGTAGGGGTAAAATAATTTTATTTCTATCATTACACGTAACAATGAAGCGTATGTTATTAGCATATTTTTCCATTACTCGTTTAAGTGCATTTTGTGCATCAATAGTCATCCCTTCAATTTCATCTAAAAGGCATATCTTAAATGGTGCATTTCCCATTTTACCTGTTGAAGCAAACTCTTTAATTTTAGTTCTTACTGTTTCTAACTTTCTGTCATCACTTGCATTTATTTCAATAAAATTAAAATCAAATTCATCTTGAAGAATGTCTTTACCCAATGCAATTGCGGCACTTGTTTTTCCTGTCCCTTGAGGGCCATGTATTAATATATTTGGCATTTCATTCTTTTCACAAAATGCAAATGCATCTTCACAAAAAGCAGTTTGACCCACCACATCCATTATTTTATTCGGTCTGTATTTCTCCGTCCATAGCATAAATATCATCTCTTAATTTCCATTTAATTATCTTATAATTACCGTCATTTCCTAATATACTTTCATTTTCTACTTTTTCAAATAAATTTGAGAAAGTATGTAACATTCCACTTGCTTGTCTTGTATCAGGATAAAACCTATATTTATCCTTTAATCTATTTTGAATCTCATGAACATTTGCCGGTCCTTGTTCTAAGGCCATAATCAATAAACCTAATTGTCTAGGTTTATGGACTTTACCTAAAGATAAAGGAATTTTGTTGATAATAGAATCTGTTTTACTTCTCATTAAAAATCCTCCAATGTTACATTAGATTTGGAATAATACGTTTTATTTTTTCTTAATTTCTTTTCTCCTAACCCCAACTTGCGCCATTCTGCATTACTAACTCTACCTTTAACCTTTTTCTCAAAATCAGGGTCATTTATTAAAATCGAAAATAAATGACTTTCATTTGCCTTTAGTCCAACCCTTTTACAAATCTTAACTAAATTACTATATGTCCCCCTTGATGGGGTATTTAATTGAGCATAATTAAATCCTGAAATAGAGTATGTCGCTAATTCATATAAGTAATTATTTGACCATCTTCGTTTAACATGACCATCTAAAAACGCTAACGAATTAATATGTATATTATTCATTAGCCACAACATTAAATAATTATCAGAAGGTTTATTATGTTTAAGTAATTTTACTACCTCTTCTCGATTAGTATTTTTAACAAATGCTCTCATCACATCATACATTGATTTATCTAAAGGTTCGGGATTCTCACTATTTGGGGCAACTTTTGTAATATGCTCTCTTCCCCATTGTCTTGATGCTCTTGAAATTTTACATTTTTTCTTTATTTCTTCGGGAACATCTTTTTGATTATTAGAAGTAATAATGATTTCTCCTTTGTATGTTCTAATGATTTCAACAATTGCTTTAGTATCAGGTTTATAATGAACCTCTTCAATTAATAACCCTCTCTCCACAGGTAGTGAATAAATATCATTAGGTATTTCATTTGCATACATAATAATGGGGTCGCCTAATTTTTTAATCGCACCTGTTGTTTTTCCTGTCATTGGTTTCCCTATTAAAAGAGTAGGTTGAATAGTTTGCATCCCAATTAAACTCATTAAATTTCACCTTTCAATTTAAGTAATTCATCAAACCCATCTTGAGTAGTATGGTCGCCACGATAAATCATTTGTGATGCCTCTTTGAAAGTTACCCATTGTCCCTTTGATGATGGATAATTAGATTCCATTAATTCGCAAACTCTTATTACATTAATTATCCCTGAAATCCAAAGAATAGGTTTTGGTCTAATTTTACTTTCAGACGATTTAACTTTAGAATTAATATTTAATTCTTCTAATCCCAATTTTACATAATCTAAAAATTCCAAATTATCGGCTCTAAGGTTTACTCTTAATCTTATCTCATACCCTATGTGCTTTTTTTCATTACGATAAATTGTTAATTCAGGGCGACCTGATGCTAATAAAATTCCTTTTAGTATTTCAGGACTAAACATTTGATTCACCACCCATAGAACCCAAGAATTGATAATGCAATTTCAAGAATTGTAATCCTTCTTCAATAGTTCTAACAATAATCATTGCTAATTCATTTTCTAATTCTCCCGGAAATACCCACTGAATTGACCATCCTCGACTCAAATTATACATTTCCGCCGCTTCTTTATCTACATCTTCCATTATTTGAACATATCTGCAATTTTCATATCCTTCTTGCATTAATGTAACGGTTAATCCTTCATTAATAATAGCATTATCTTTAATTGTCATAGGACTGTAAACCATGAAAGAATATGAAGTCACTGACCCATATTCATTTTTCCAATGCTCAATTATTGAGCCATCTGATTCACTCACTTCCATCTTCTTTACCCCGCTTCTCTCTTGCTTCTTCATCTTTATCTAACCAAATAGATTCTTTTAATGCATAATCATCATTATCGGGTTCGTAATATCTATAATCATGGTTATAGTGAATACGTCTAAAATGGGCGGGCATTAATCTAGTATGTCCTTTTGCTTGGGCATTTTTAATGCAATCATCTAAAATTCTATACAATAAATCATCAATCCATTCATATGCATATGCAATAAACTCTTTTGATACTTGAATGTTCTCGCCAGAATTTTTCTTGAAAAATGAACCAAGATGAATATTAGTTTTTATTGTTTTAGGTTTTTGTTCCATAGTCGGAACTACTAATTTACCTTCTTCAAAATATGGAACCTCTCTCCAATACATCTTTTTAGATTTGCCACGCGCATTTGGTTGTCGCATCCAAACAAACCCATTTTCAATTTTTTCAATCATATAAATGTCTGCACCCAATGGCACAATATCTCCTACTTTTTGGTGTTTCATTTCCATTTCGCCCCTGCTGTTTCATTTAAGGTATCTGCTCTTTTCATCATAAATTTTTGATATTCCACAAAATCTTTTTGCCAATTTGGTGATAATTCCCAAAGTATTTTTTTACTTTTTGGCCAACTTGTATTAACATTAACTATCTCTTTATCACTTTCAACTACCCATGTTAATTTATGTTTTAGAAGATTCATTATTTGGTGTATATTAGGTCGCATTCCCCAATTACCACGTTCTTTACTTGAATGAGATTCATTTGGTTTTTTACTTTCGTTATAAATTTCTTGAGCAGTTACAAATTCTTTTTCTAAAATAAATTCTAACAATTTACAAATCCATTTATGGTTTGCTTTAGTCCAAACTGTAAATCCCTTTGACGCACCAATTGGCATTTTACATCATCTCCTTCATATCATCAATTGTGTTAATATCACTAACGGGCTTATCGTTTCTAATTCTAGTTTTACGAGGAAATCTTAATCCATATTCTCCCTTTTCATTAGAAGTGACTAAATCAGCCTTTACTTGTAAAACAATTCTTGGTTTAACCTTATGAGTATCACCATCCAAATGAGTAACAATTGGTTTAAGTTGTCTAGTTAAACTTAAAAAATCAGAATCAGAAAAACCTGTTCCAACGGCCCCAATAGAAATAAATCCACCTTCTGAATCTGAAACCGCCATATCATATGAAGCCATTACATTAGCCCTTTTTCCATCTCCATATCTAGCACCTGTAATAACTACGTCTAATTCTATTGTGGGCGGTTTGTATTTTGCCCACTTAACTGAACGTTTTCCTGATTCATAACAAGCATTAAGGTCTTTAATCATTATACCTTCAAACCCTTTAGAAATCGCTTCTGAATAAAATGGAATCGAATTGTCGGGGTTCACGACTCGCGCCGCTTGGTCAGGAAACATTTCAATAAATTGTAATCTATCCTTTAATGGGGTATCAATAAGCCCATTCCCCCTTATCATCAAACAATCAAAAATTGCAATCGCTACGGGGCATTTTATCACCGCTTCATTCGCGTCTTTGCTATGGAAGCGAGCATTCATCAGTTGAAATTTCGCGGGTGAACCGTCCTCATTAATTGGATAAATTTCTGAATCCACAATAAAGGGAGAAATCTCCCATGAAAGCACTTCTCTAACAACATCTGGGAATTGTTCAGTTACAATCACACCTTTGCGATTAAAAATAATCACAGTATCTCCATTTCGATGAATTTGGTATCTTGCGCCATCATATTTGTATTCGACAAGTTTCTCTCTTGGCCATTTATTCTTAGGAACTGCTTTAGCCAACATAGGCGCAACATAGGAACCAACAGTTAAATCCATTGAAGGTGTTTCGCCGCTTTCATATGCAGATACAACATTACGATAGGTATTAAAGTTACAATGCTTTTTAACTTCAGCCTGTTTCTTATCATAAATTTTAGCCAATGCCTTTACAACATTTCCACTACCAAATCCGTGTCTTGGTGTTCTAACCCAATATCGCAAAAACCACTTCTTTTCAAGAGCAGACATTTCTTCAAACATCGAATCAAACAAATCAAACGTGTTACTTTCAATTCTACTACAATCTTGTATTAAAAGATTGTAAACAGCAGTTATCGAAAAATTACTATCTTCACCACCTTCATCAAAGAAATAAATACCTTCTCCCAAATCACCATACATATCTGCATACTGTTCAATTTCATCATCAAACGCTTCATAAAACTTTGTTACCCACTTTACTGCTTTCTTTTGCCCTAAGTTATTCATTGGGTATTCTAATGTCAATAAGGAAACTAATGCTTCCTTATCATCAAACAAATCCCATGCTCTCTTAACTTGCACAATAGATGCCGTAGGCGACAAATCTTCTATCGCCTGATTTAATCTAGAAAATCTACTCCAACTCATCAAAATCTCTCCATTCTTTTAATACAAATAATGCAAATGTTCCCCAAATGAAAATCATGCACCAATATGCTTCACTCATTCTTTTTCCCCCGTTGGACTTGAGCCGTGAGGGGGAAACTTACCTGTTTTAAGAAAAAACTTTTCTGCAAGAAATTCTGGGGCAGTATAAAACCCATCACTCTTTAAAAATGCTTTCCATTCTTCAATCGTTGCTACTTCAGTCATTCTTCTTCACCCGTTAATTGTTCCCAATGTTTTAGGTCGTGTCTATCTCTAACCATTTCTAATGTCTTAGAATTAAAGTCATCTTGTAAATTGCGAGCCATTTGACAACACAATCTAATCTTTTGGGTTGATTCAAGATTCCAAAAAGAATCCTTCTCCCAACCAAACTTCATCTCAATATGATTACACAATCCATATCTTGACATATTTCTAAAGTCCTCGTCAATTTCTTGACCAAGAATAGGACTCGTTTCATGAGTCAAACCTTTATCTAGCCACACATAGACATTACCCATAAAAGCAATAATCTTTCTTCGTAGCCATTGACTCATTAAGATTCCTCCGGTTTTGTTCCATTGTAGTTGCCTTGACGTATTCGCATTACTTGTTTTCTTTCGGTTTTGCCTTTACGCTGATTTCGTCTAACTTCATTGGTCATTCTTCTTCACCCAATAAACTCTTTTCTAAAACGTTTTGAACCATTATCATAGCATCTCTCATTCCCATAACATGACCTGCTACAAATTCTAATGTTTGGTATGAGTTATCTACAATAACTGAAAAATCTTCGTCTACTTCTGCTTCCACAAATTTCATTGCGGAATTAATGTGTATAATTATTTCTTCAAAATTCATTCTTCTTCACCTTTTATCATTTTCATAGTCAATAAAAACATAGTATCTCTTACATCTAAAACACTTATTCTTTTATGTTTTCCATTTTTCTTTGACTCTATTTTATCAATAGCAAGTCGCATTACACCTTCCATATCTTTAGAAAATGCTTCCTTCGCTTCACCTGTCCATTGAATAGTATTATCACTCTTCTTTATCAGTCGCTCTATTTCTCGTATGCTCACCATCTAAAATTCTCTCCAATATATTTTTCATATGAACCAATTCTTGCATATTAACTCTAATTCCTTTACTAGTTGCCTTTCCATCTTTATACCATCTAATGTCTACGACATCAATATTCCAATATTTACCCTTTTCAATAATAACTTCATCTATTGCACTTCGGGCAATTCGGCCTCTAATTTCAGAATCCTTTAATCCCATTCAGGTTCCTCCTTTTCTGGAACTAAAACATCAGTAGTTAAAACAAGTCCCGCAATAGAAGCCGCAGTTAATACTGCATTCTTTGTAACCTTTACAGGGTCAATAATTCCTGCATCCAATAAATTCTCATATTGATTTTTGTTGGCATTAAAACCTACACCATCTTTAAGACGCTCAAAATCTAAAGCAATTCCGGCATTAGAGGCAATAACCTTAGCGGGTGCGCTAAATGCTGAATAAAAAGAAGTGTCTGATTTATCCCAATCATAAAGAGCCATTCCTCCACCAACAACAATTCCTTCTTGAACTGCACATTTAGTGGCATTAAGAGCATCATCTAATCTTTCTTTTCTTTCTCTTAATTCTGTTTCAGTAGCCGCACCAACCTTTACAACTGCTACGCCGCCTGTTAATTTACCCATTCTTGTTAAAATTTTCTCAGCAAACCAATCATTACTTTGACTATCCAATTGAGTTCTCAATGAAGTAACTCTATCACTAATATCAGTGGGGTTAGCATTATCATTAATCAATAAAGTATGGGTTCTATCAATTTTAATTTTAGTAGCCGTGCCTAAATCTTCTAATTTTGCTTTAGTAATATCTTGGCCTACATCAGCATTAAATACCTTTCCACCTAATAGAGCAGAAACGTCCTTTAGAATCTCTACTTGGTCATCTCCCCATTCGGGGGCGCGAATAGCACACGCTATAATTCGTCTATCTATAATATTACCCAACAAATTAGTTAAAGCATTTCCTTCAAGGTCTTTTGATATAATCAAAAGTGGCTTTTGTTCATGTGCCGCAATATTCATTACGGGTAGCAAATCATTAATATGATTAATGGATGCGTTAGTCATTAAAACCAAAGCATTATCTACTTCCCAATAACCTTCATCTGGCTTATTAATCATAAAGTGAGTAAAATACCCTCTATCCAATTGCATTCCATCAATTACACTATAAGTAGTGTCGGCATTTTGTCCATCTTCAACAGAAATAACACCGTCTTTACCAATTTCCTCAATAATATCAGCAATTAATAATCCCAATTCAGCATCATTATTTGCGGCAATAGTGGCTACATTTTCTAAATCACCACGACCATTAACAGGCTTTGATATTGCATCAAGATGTTCTACTACATCATTAGTAATAATGTCTAATTCCTTTTTTAGAGTTACAGGGTCCATACCTGCATCTTTAATATCCTTTAATCCCTTTCTACATAATTCTCTTGCTAGAATAATAGAGGTTGTAGTCCCATCTCCAGATTTATTCTGTGCTTGTGATGCTACTTCTTGAACCAATTCAACACCCATTTGAATATAGGGGTCATCAGACCAAACTGCCTTAGCAATAGTTACACCGTCATTAATTATAACGGGTTTTTTATTTTGCTTAATGACAACAGTTTTTGCCTTTGGTCCCAATGTTCCAATAACTGTATCTGCTACTAAATCTACACCTTGCATTAATTTTTCTCTTGCTTCTTCTCCATGTAAAATCATTCAATCACTCTCCAAAAAACTTCTCTCCAATTAACTGCAATATAACCTTCAAGTTCTTCTACTGTTCTAACCTGAGAATATACTACTTCTTCACCAACTAAACTCTTAAAGGATTCAGGGCATTCCTTACCAACAGAAATAACTGTCCCGCTATTTCCATCAGTTACTATAAATCCACTACTAGTCTTTTCTTGCTTTTCTAAAATTACCCATTCGCCTTGCGCTTCTAATATTTTTACTACTTCAATCATCATAACCACCTGATTCATTATGAACATAACCACAACTATTACAATGCCAAAAATACCAAAACTCTACGGTATGGCCATTATAGGCTCTATCATGTTCTTCTTTCATTTCATCTCCACATCTAGGACACATCATTTCATTACCACCACTCTACAAGTTTGTGTTGTTTTACAAAAGTTTCTCCATTCGGGTAATGGTTTATTACAACATGGACAAATATCTCCTGTTTTCATTCTTCCTCACCTTCTACTTCTTCCAACATACTCAATGCAATAGCATAAATAATATCATGCTTTTCTTCTGGCCATTCTTTCTTCAAAATATCAAAAAGAATTACTGAATCCTTATCACTTACTTTATTTGCTACTGCCGTTACTAAATCTACATTCAACATTACTCTTCCTCCATAAAATCATCAAGAGTCATTTGATTATCGGCCCAATCTGGAATATCAACCTTCTTGTAAAATACAGTATGTTCTTCTCCCTTAATCCAACACATTGATTCATTATCCCCAAGAACAATTGCCATATTCATCACAGGTTCCCATGTTCTAATTGTTCTCCAATCAGTCCCACTAAAATATGCCGCACCAAATGGGTGAGTATGAATCCAACATTCAATAGGTAACTTCATTTTAACTCCACTTTCAAGTGTGGGCATTTCTTTAAACCAAACAAATCCTGGGTCACCTGCTGAAATAAATAAATTCATTCTTCCATCAACAACCACTTGAACTTCTCGCGGAATATCAAATGCAGTTAAACTCATTTCCCAAATAGTATCAAGAAACAAATCACTTTCAAAATCAAATTCCGAATTGCACCAAGCATCTCTAATTTGGTCTTCCCAATCTGCTAACATTACTACAATATTTTCACTTGAAATCATAGTAAATCACCAATATTATTTGCTACATATACTACTGATAGTGTAATAAATAGTGCAATTACTAACCATTTACCACTTCTAGTTGATACCTTTTTACTTTTATATTCTTCCCATTCTGCGCTACTAATAAATCGCACCTTTCCATTTTCATCCTTAACATAAGGACGACCATTTTTTGCTATAAATACTTCATTCATTCTATTCACTTCCTTTCATTTGATTTGTGTTCCACGCTACACCATAACTTTCCTGTAAATCTTTAACAGTTATTCTTGGGTAATTAAATGGTGTCCCACAATTACATTCACCGCTCTTTCTCCACTTTTTTCTACCTTGAAAATCATAACCACAAAAAATACGCTCACTACTAATCACAAGCATTTCTGGGGTTAAAGCCCAAAGTTTTCCACATTTTGAGTTTTCACACTCATATCTAACTAATTTTCTATTTCTCAATTTCATTTCAATACCACCATCAATAATACACACAATGTAACAATGTTCACTACATTAACTGTAATAATAATTCTATTTGTTTTTTCTATCAGAACATTTAACTTTTCCAATAGAACATTTGTTTCATCCATCATACTCACACATTCACAACCTTAAAATCTGCTACATCATCACCTGCAAAATATCGGTGAATCCATTGTGCGCCCATTCCTGCCGCAATAATATGTGAAAAATGTTGAGCATTTGCTGAACCATCCCATGAATCACCTTGACAACTAAATGAACCTTCAGGTCCGGCCAATAATACATCATGTTTATTTCTATCTGCACGATATGAAATATATGCACAATTTCTACCTTGCGCTCTCAAATCTAACCATGCGCAATTTTCACGGTATAGTAATCGTCTAACATCTAAATTATCTGCACAACATACCACTAAATCATACCCCCAAATTTGCTTTGCTGTCAAAATTGGATACTTTATGTAACCAACGGTGTTATGCTTTCGGGCAGTTTGAACGGCCTTATTTTCACCAATATCACTACCATTACAATACTGATAAGTCATATTTTTATTTTCATATTTATCGGGGTCTGCTACAACAATATCATAACATTCAGTTCGATTTAACACTTCAATTAAATACGACCCTATTCCACCTGCGCCTATAACTAATATTTTATTCTTCTTCATTTCTTCTCACACCATTTACTATATCTTCTACTCTATAATATCCATTTTCAAAATTCTTTTTATCTATTCCCATATGCTTTAATATGGTATTATAATTATTTCTAAGAGTTACTTCTGTAATATTACAAGTTTCAGAAATATCTCTTTGAGTTCTAAAGGAACCGTTTACTGTTAATTTAATTCCAATATACATGATTGCCGCAGTAAACCCGTGTCCCATTTGTAAACATAACGCTTCACCCATTTGTTCAATAGGAATAGAAACAGATAAAATGTTATTAATTGTTCTTCTATCCATTTCCATTTTAGTTGCATATTTTTCAATATCTTGGGCTAAATTTCTTTGAGAAAGAACCCAAGGTTTTCTAAATGCTGAAGCAACCTTTCTTGCTAATTTTGCTACTTGACGAGGATGCGCCCCATTTTCTCTACAAATTTCTTCAATAGACATTCTAATGCCATTATCTTTATATGTAAAATATGTAATTGCGGCGGCTCTAACTTCTAAAGGTATTCCTGCCATCTGTCTTTCTTTTAACATTTTTTTGTAATTCCACACTACTTGGTCTACTAAAGAAGGAGGGGCTTGTAAATCAGAAAGTAACATTCTACAAACTACAATGCCCTTCTGTTGAGAACGAACATTACTTGGTATTGAACGCTTATCATAATTTCTTAATTTTCTGCCCAATTTACTTCTATCAAATGAACCATCATAATTTCTAGTTCCTACTTGAGAACCCAAAAGAAAACTTTGCTTGTTTGGCTCATAAACTCTTTGTGAAAGTGGGTCGCCTGCTTTTTCTCTACCTGAAGTAGTTTCTTCAAGAATGTCTTCTGCTAAAACCAATCCACAATCTTGACAAAATATCTCTCCTCTAAAGGAGTCAGTTTTTAAATTTCGACTATTACATTCATGACATTTTACAATGTCTTCTACATCTTCAACTCTTTTAATATTTCTCATAATCTTCACTCTCCGTAATTTTAATAATTGTAGCATCTCTACTATTATTTCTTAACATTGAAATTAATTCATTTATATCTTCTAAAGTATTATCCCATATATTTTCACTATCGCAATATACCTCTACTATAACTATCTTTTTAATCACGCTTCATCACACCTTCTAAATCCTTATGACAAAAGGCATCCATATCTAATCGTTGGTCAAATTGGCCCTCAACGTGACCCTCATTCAAATAACGAGCGACAGTATTTACAATTTTAACCGTAATTGTATCATTTAATAATGCTAATGCTCTTGCGGCAAATTGGTCACCAACGGATGAATTTTTTGTCATGTTATCAATACAAATTGGCCCATCTAACCAACAGTCTTGTATTTTAGTTTTATTGGTTGATTGACTTTCTAATGTTCCGCTCTTCTTAACAATAAAGGTTGAAACGGCCTGAATTTCAGATTTAAACTGGTTATCAGTAATAACCCAATCTGCTAACTTTCCTCTAACCATAATGGCTTTAATTTGTTCCTTATTAGATTCTCCTAAAGAAAACCATATAACCTTCATTCGCCCTTCATACTGCTTTTCCAAATCCTTTACAAGTTGAACCGCTCTACTTTGAACAATATCATCTGTTCTATTTTGTTGTAGAAAAGCAATCATCATTTTTAATTGGCCTTCAGTTGGTTCTTCTTTCATTAATTTAACCCACAATTTCTTAGGGGATAAAAATGCCCAAGAACCTCTTTGAATGCCCTTCCAATAATAATTCATATAAACATTTAGATTTTTTACTGAAATAGGGGCCCAAACACCATCAGAAATTTCCATAGCACATTCATCATCTCCAATCATTCTAACATTAAATCTAACGTCTACCTTTTCTCCTTTAATATACCAATGAAAAGGTGCGCGATTTTCTAAAGCATATGACACATTTGCAGGTAGGCGCAAATGATGTAACATATACTTATACAATTGGTCTTTATCTTGATTAAAACAAGATTTATAAATTGCTCTTGCCATAGCAGTAATAATTGTTTCCTTTGATTGCATTTCTCCCATTAAATGATAACGGGTTCCAATTTTACTCAACATCATAGTAAAGGGGTTATCCACATCACCTATACTAATATAAGCACTAAAATCTTTTATTCCCTTTTCCTTTAGTTTTAATTTAACCACTAACCAATCATAAATTGCTGAAACTGTTGGGTCATGCTTATGTCTATATTGTGATGGATAGACACTTTGATTTCCCGTATCCCAAATTGTTCTTCTACGACGATAACTAGGCTCATATTCAATGTTACTCTTAAAATTAACATATGTTGAATGATAAGCATTGGTATCGTCTGCTGTATAAATCTTAAATTCCATATTAACTCGTCCTATATTTTTTACTTTTGTATTTCTCTAAACATTTTTTATGCATTTCCATTTTACATTCTTCAGGGTCATACAATGGTCCACCACAAATTCTGCATCTAGTAGCAATTCGCCTCATATAAGAAGTTCTACTTTCTACATAATCTGGGTTTCTACTCATTTTACTCATCTTCCTGTATTACAATTCTTTGTTTAGACATAACAAGATGTGGGTATTGGGCAATTAATTCTCCCGCACCTTCAAGCATAGCAGGAATTGATTTGTAATCTTCAACCCACACGCTTCCACTTGCTCTTAAAATTGTTACTCTATATCTATATTTAACATTCATTTCTTCTTCATTCATTCTTCTTCACTTCCATATTTTTGTTGCCACATTCTATACGCAAAAACTTTCAATAGCGCATTTGGGTAGGCTTTTAATTCTCCCCAAGTATAAGTATTACCATCAATTACCGGTCTATAAAATGACATATCCGGACCACTATGTTCTCTACTAAATCTTGAAATAAGAGTGTGGTCATACCATTCTCCTTGACAAGTTTTTCTTTGAACAATCTGTTCTTTTGTTGTGGTTTTTATGCCACCTCTATTTCTATTTGGAAAAACCATTTCTTTCATAACTTCTGTCACTTCTGCTTTATTCATATTTTCTAATTCTTCAAATCCCTTAAATACACTCATCTTTTTTCCTCCGGATTTTTTTTATAATAACTTATCATATCTTTTAATTCTGGTATTTTTTGCATTAACCAACTTTTTGGGAACATTTCAGGGGGCAATAATAATTGTCTACTAACCGTAGTCATTAATAAATGAATTTTTTTAGATTCAGGTATATCTTCTCTTTCTAATTGGTTCATTCTTTCAATTATTCCATCCCACACATAAGGCTGTTCATAATGACCTCTTCTTTCATATTCTAACTCTACTATAACCATCTTTGCTTCTCTATAATCCGTAAACATTTTTGCCCAAGATGATTTTATCATTTAACCACACTCGGAATGTCCACATTTATCACAGGTAGCACAACCACCTTGAAATACCATATTACCATCATTACATGAATGACATAATTCGGTATAGGGGTCATCGCTTCTTGATGCAAACTCTTTTAACACATTTGAAATTTGTGCAACAGTCCCTTTCATTGAACCTTTTGATTTTTCTAATTGTTCAATCAATTTATCCAATGGAATATGATAGCGTAAACCAACTGAAATAAGTCTTGAAATACTATCCAACTGTTCACGACGTTGGGTATGTTCTATTGTTGGTCTATTTAGATAAGGATAGTTTACAAACATCTCAATAGGTTTATTCTCATAATGTGATACTGTAATGTAAATATATTCATCATCAAGACCTTCAGCCGGTAATCTAAATCTAACTGCTTCACTAATATCATCCAAATCCTTTGGTTGTAAACTATTCTTTTCGGAAGTATTCAAAACCTGTATAGATTTTGAGCCATCTCTATAAATCGTTACACCTTTACAATTTGAATCCCAAGCCAACATATATGCTCGCTTAACATCATCAACAGTAACACTATTATCCATATTAATAGTCTTACTAATTCCTGAATCAACCCATTTTTGAAATGCGGCTTGAACATTAATATGTGCATCAACATCTAATTCAGTAGCCGACACAAATACTTCAGGGTATTGTGCCGCTAATGGTGTAGTAATCCATGTTCCATCGGGATTTGATTGGTCCACTCTAAATACCTTATCAGCATAATGTGGTTCAATACCCGTAGAACAATCTGCAATATACCCAATGCTACCTGTTGGTGCAATTGTTGTAATACAAATATTTCTTATTCCTGTCTTTTTATACTTCTTACGTGTTTCGGGAGGTAATTTACGACCATCAATAAGTGGCTCATAATCACCATATTCCCAACCCTTAAATGCACCAAATTGTTCAGCATATTCTACTGATTCAACAAATGTCCATTTGTAAATAAACTTCATTACTTCTTCACCAAAGGCTAAAGCATCTTCTTCACCATATCGCATTCCCATTAGAATACACGCATCAGCATATCCCATTACACCTATACCTATGTTTCTATACGCACGACTATGCTTCTCAATTTCAGGAATAGGATAAACATTCTCATCAATTACTGCTTCACCTAAACGATAAGCATACTTAATTGCATCTTGAAGTCTATTCCAATCCATTTTACCCTTAGAAACAAAATTACCCAAGTTTAATGCAACAAGATTACATGAACCATAATCAGGCAACGGTTGTTCACCACAGGGATTAGTTGCGCGTATAGTCAAATCGTCACCGGATTCTTTCAAGTATTCAGGGTGAGCCAAATAATTTGCTGGCATTTGTTTATTAATTCTATCAATAAAAATAATTCCGGGGTCTGCACATTCCCACGCTGATTGGGCAATTAAGTCCCAAATATCACGATAAGTATAATATGTTCTAGTATCTCGATTTTGTTCTATATCCATAACTACTTCATCAGTTTCACAATCAATAATATATTGATAATCTTTCCAACTAAATAAACAAATATCATTTGGATATTTCTGAAGATTCGCCATAAATTCATCTGTCACACTAACACTAATATTAAAGTTAGTTAATGTGCCATCATCTGCTGTTTTCATTTTAATAAACTTAATAATATCAGGGTGGTCAATTCGTAGTTCGGCCATATTAGCCCCACGACGCTTTCCACCTTGCTTAATTTCTTGTGTGTTTGCATCAATAACTCTCATAAATGAAAGTGGTCCTGATGCAACTTGATTAGTTCCACCAACAGACGCGTTTTCAGGTCTAAGTCTGCTAAAATCAAATCCGGTCCCACCTCCATATTTATGAATTAAAGCGGTATGTTTAGTAGTATCAAAAATTTCTTCTAAACTATCTTTCATTGGCAATACATAACACGCCGAAAGATTCCCTTTACCTGTTCCTGCATTAAATAATGTAGGACTGTTAGGTAGAAAATCACAATGCAACAAATAATTAAAAAATGCCGCTTGGTCTTCCGGTGTTTTTCCTAAAGAGGCAACTCTTTGACAAACTTGAGGCCATGTATTTTCGTCTGCTGTATAATATCTTTGTTTAAGTAGGTTTTGAACCCACGGTTTTTCATCTGGTAACATTTTTAACACCTTATTGTTGTTCTAAATGGACATTGGTTTAGTTCAGTAAATGTTGTTACCCATTCACCATTAAACTTAGTTATTGTCCATTCTTTTTCTTCTTCAAAATTCCAACTTTCTATATCTTTCATTCCATCAATCCCAAATCTATCATATATTCCCCATCCCGTGAGGAATCTTTCATTTCTATAATGAATAATAGTTTTTCCGACAGACTTAATTATAGCCTTATCGGAACGTGCGAGCAAAGCACCTTCAGGGTAAAAATCTGCTCTAAAGGGAACAAAGGAATGTTCCCATTTATCTCCTTCTTTACAATAATCCATCAAACTATGACAATAATCCCAATTAAAGGTTTGGAGGATTAATTTTAGCGTAACTTCATTAAAGAAGTTCTTTCCATCTGGTTCCATTTTATCACCTTTTACAGGCGATACTCTCCCCCAATTTTAATGTGTGATTTCGGAAGTTTTCCGAAACCAAAAAAAGGAGGGAACAGATAATATAATCAAATACTACCTGTTCCCCCCAATCGGTCGAGTTTGACCTAAAGGGAGAAAGTAGCCAACTTAGCCACTTAAGCCCAACCGCCGACAATGGCGGGGGTCAAATCAATAGAAGCAATATTGTCCCAATCAAGGGTATTCACTTCTTCTCTTGAAACCATTTCACCATCTACAAACACCCAATGTGTCGGGTGGTCGTTAATTTGTTCAATAGCCTCATTCATTGTTACTTCTAATTCAGTATGTCCTGTTTCGTTCAAAATTCTCAATTTCATTTTTTCACTTCCTTTTTCTTTCGTTTAACTCTTTAGCATAGATTGACGGTTGCTCGGCGGCAACTCTCCAACCCATAGGGACTATATTAAGCCTCCCTCGCTTCCAATAATCGCTTAGTCATAATCATAAGCGTTTTCTCGTATTGGTCCATCATTAACTTCAAATTACGATTTTCGTCTTTCAATGCAACAAGTTGGTTTTGCATAGCATTTAACGTTTGACCAATCGACGCCTTTTCATCAGCATAATTCTGCTGAAGTGCATCTAATTCTTCTATCAATTCTGCTTTTGTCTTTCTCATTTCTTTCCACTTCCTTTTCTTACTTGTTTGTCAAATTCCGATTCCCATATACTTACTACATTAAATCCCATACTCTTCAATACGTTTTCCTTTATTATGGTTTTCATATGCAGTTCCCCAAATGTTTTACCATTTCTAGGATTAATATCTTCAGGTTCATATTTGTCAGGATTACCGTGCCAAAAATCCCCATTAAATTCATAAATTGTATTATTCTCTCTACAATATCCATCTGCAAGATAATAGTTTCCATTACCTAAATCAACTCTAAGTTCTTTCTTTCTCTCAGCGTGTTCTAAAATTAGTCCCTGTTCTCTTTCTATTCTTCTTAGCCAAGCCATAGCCTTCATTGAATATGGTCCACTAATATTTCCTGCAAAATAAAACTTATCCTTGTTACCTTTCCATGAACCTTCTCGCCATCTAATAATAGAATGATTTCTACCATTTACAGGTTCAGGTTCTTCTTCTACATCGTATCCCAAATCAAGATACTTTTGGGTATTGGTAATGTAATACTTTGCTAAAGAGGGTCTTGAAAACCAAGTCCCTTTCTTCTTTCCCTTTTTCTTTTTAGGATAAACATATACTTGTTGATTTGTTCCCCATACCCATTTTCTATATGTGGTTGTTTCTTTCTTACCTGTTCGTGGGTTCTTAATAGTTCTCTCACCCTTTACTTTTCTAATTTGATTTCTAAGTTCGGGAGAAGAATATGCAATCAATAGTTTTAATGAATCCCATACTATCTCACTAAATTTTTCAGCAAAATCATCATCCATATTAGATTCAGCATTCATCTCAACAATATCTTTATATGATTGCACACCACTTTCATCAGCATGGACAAAGTTAAATCCTCTATGAGTAGATTGATAACCAATCCATGCTTGATAAACTAAGCCTTTATTTTCAGCATCTTCTACCCAAAAATCATCTTCAAAATATTTATCTTTAAATATAGATTGTTCGTTTTCAAGAGCCTTCTTCATACTTTTTTCTGTAATCTTATCTGGAAAATTATCCATTGAAAAGTAAAAAGGATGTATAGAAGATACAGGATTAATTTCATCTGTATTGCTATGGTTTTGGGTAATCACTAATGTATCTGATTCATCAAGCCAAATATGTATATGCTGTTTTGGAAAGTTTTTATGATTTCTAGAAAATATAAAATTTACACCATCCCTTAGCATCTTTGACTTAAGAAATACTTCTTTTGGCAAAGATACTTCTGTGGCTTCTAACTTAGATAAAATGCTCTTTCTAATATCAATTTTCCAACTATTCCAATGCGTTAACTTTGCGCTAAGATTAAAATGAACCATGCCCGTTACTTGTTGAACAATAGGTTCAAATTCATTTAATACACCGTGGTCTAAAGTATAGGCAATAAATCTAAAGTTTTCATCTAAAAGCATAGCGTATTCACTTGAACGATTCATTATCAATGATTGATTATTTAGTGGCATATATGCTTCAATATCAATTTCTCTATCAGTATCGCCATTTAAATTAATAGTATAACCCGCATCTTCTTGCATGGCGTCCCAATAATCTCTATGAACAAAGGGTAGTTTCATTCCTGTCATATGTGGCTCTATTAAAACAGAACAATCTAGCCCAAAAAGAGCATTTCTAACATAAGAATCTTCTTCACTAGAATCAATTCCCTTTTCTGCTTTTGTAACAACGTCTAAAAATAAGTCCTTATATTTTTCAATATCAATAGCAAGTAAATTACACTTATCTCCATCAATATAATTCTGTTGCCCTTCTTCTATTTCAACACCATGTTCCATAGTAAACACAGTAATGTATTTTACAATAGGGTTTGCTTGAAGAAATGCACTCAAGGTTAAATTAATCCAAGCATTTTCAGTAAATAAGGGAGTCCCATGTAAGGCATCTGTTATTGCCTCATGTTTATCATAATCTCCCTGCAACCTCCATTCTGCTCGGTCCTTAATAATTTTATTTCTAAGTTTATCTTTATCTACATTACTATCCAATAGGTCTTTAGCAAGATTATTTAATCCAAAATCTCTATTATCACCTTGACTATTTAATATATTTTTAATGCTATCTTTATTGTTTATATTAAACTTGGGAACCTCTTTTCTATTCCCTATATCTGCCATAACTATTCACCTTTCAAAGTTGTAATTAAATCGCTTGCCGCAGTTTTTGTTAGACCATCTGGAATTTCAAAATCATCTCCGCCCAATTTCTTAATATACCAAATCTGCTTATCTGTTGCAGGAAGTGGTGTATCAAGAACAATCTTACGAAGATGATTTAATTGATTATCACTCAATGGCTTATTTTGACTCATTCTTATAGTAATATCATTAAGAAATCGTCGTTCCCAATCTGTTGATGCTATATTAACTGTAAATGGGGGCAAATCATAATACTCACACATATCAGCAAAGTTTTGGTTATTATCTTGAGCGTTAATTCTATCCGCAATAATTCTATCTAAGCGTTGTTGCTCAATAATTCCCTCACGTTCTGCATCTCGCATATCTCTTTTTTCTTGTTCTGCTCGTTGTTCAGCACGACGAATCTCATACAGTCTTTCTTGTTCTGCTCTTGCTAATTCATTTTGTCTTTTCATTTCTTCAATTTCTTCAATTCTTCGAGCAATTTCTGCTTCTTCTTCAGCAATTTGATTAAGATACGTTTGTCGAGTAATATAAAATATCTGCAAATCATTCCACAATCTTTCATTGGGATAACCGCGAGTATCTATTTGTCTTTTAGCATTATCGGGGTGATTCCAACGCCATACAATTGACGCCATCTTATATCCTGATTGACCAAATTGACCTTCGGCTCTTTTACGAATAGCCGTTTGTCGAACATTTCGTCTAATATCACTTCGCCATCTATATGAATTAAGTTCTCTTACATTAACTCTTAAATCTAATTCACGAATTGCTTCAAACCATTCGGTAAATTGGTCGCCATGCAAATCCCACCACCATTGGGCTTTAAGGGATTTAACCTTTTCTTGAATCCATTGTTCAATCATTTCCTCGGTAATTGTTTCAGGGGCATAACCCTTATTTTCAAAGTAACGAATAACCATGTAAGACTCAATGTGTTCTGAACCAACAATGTTCTTTTGCCCTGTTTCAGTATTTTCAATCTCAAAATGCCAAACAATTGGATGACCGCACAAACATTCATGTGGATGATTTCTCAATGGGCCACCTTCACAATGAATATCAGGTAAAATGGGTTCAGCATCTTCCCCAAATGGAACATACCAGACATTTTCAGTAACAACCCATTCACGTTTTGCATCATCATAATTATCAGCAACTGATAATTCAACCATTCTTCGCTTTAATCTTCTATCCCAATGACCATCTCCCAATGCTCTTCGGGGCAATAATTCTTCATATTCTCTATCCATATTAATCACCATTCTTCTATATTACAATCACAAATATCCCTATCATAACTTAGGTCTTTACTTCCATCACTACTAAATGTTGTTACTGCGTATTCAATTACGCCCGTATTATTACAATCCTTACAATCATATAAAGCCTTTGGAACAAAACCATGTCCAACACAAATCATACATGGGCCTGTTCTCCAACCTTTTTCATTTGAAACAGTTGTTAATCCAGCACCATTACAAGTTCTACATTTTAGAATTTCTCTTGAACCTTCACAAATAGGACAAACGCATAAGCCATCATCAATAACTACTTTGCCTTCTCCTTTACATAATGTGCATTTCATTCGTTATCCATCCGTTCATATTCTCTTTGTTCTGACAAAAATCCACTCAAAATTATATCAATCTTTTCAAATAGGGATTGAGCGCAACCCGCAATTTCTTTACGGTTTAAGCACAACCAAATTTTATGATGGTTATTTAATACGACCTTAACATCATCATCATCTGTCATAGTAATGACAATAGGCGGTAAGTTTTCATCACTAACTACTCTATATTCTACCATACTTCTATCTTCATTCATTCTCTTCACTCTCCATTATTTTATAAATCTGTCCTAATCTTTTCGATGCCATTCTAAACATATAGCCCCAAAAACCTAATTCAATTA